GTTCTTCAGTATCGCCGTACCTTTGTTCTTGATACTCCATAGAGTCCCCACCGTAAGAGGTACCCATCTCAGAAATCAAACGCAGTTTGTCAGCTGCCTTCTGGCTATACTGTTCTTCTATCTCATCTAAGCTCATCCACTTAGTTTCAAAAATTTCAGTCCAGTTACGTGGATCGTAGTCCTTAGCATCTGGATCAATAATAATATCTAAAGGATCTTTAGCAGTTATTCTCACTTCGCCTTTGTAGTTATCTGAAAAATCTACACGTACATCGAACCAACCGCGATCCTGTATAAGTCCATCAGCGAACACTTGCGCTTCAGTCCAGTCTAGTTTGTTGTTGTCCGCCACCTGCATGTAAACTTTTGTAAGTACATCAGCAATTTCTTGCATACCGCTGCCACGAGGCTTGAACTTAATGTCAGCTCTACGTGTACTTTGTTCGCCCAGGACTGTATTGATTGTAGGTAAGATTGTATTGATTGTAAGAGCTGGTCGACCTTGGTCATCTAACGCTGCTACATCAGCCGCTTCCCATTGCTGC